GCCGCCACGTTCTGCAGCGTCTTCGCCGCGTTGCCCATAAGCATTGCAAGGCCCGACGCCGTGCGGCCCGCGCCGCCGACGCGCTCGTTGCCGGTCATGTAGCGCGGGATGGCCGACACCTCGTCGGCGATGATCGAGTACCGCTCGCCCACGCCCATCAGCTCCTGCGCGTTGGAGCTCGGCTGGTAGAACTCGATGGGCTTCGTGGACCCAGACACCATCGGATCGAACTTCACGTGCCAGCGCTTCCACGGGTAGAGCTCGTCGTCCGCGCCGGGCGTGAGCACCTCGTCGTTGATGACCACCTGCGGGCCGCTGGCGATGGACAGGTTGTTGACGAGCGCGCGAGCCGCCGCGTTCGTGATGTCCTGAATGTCCTCCAGCAGGTCGGGCAGGCCGTAGCCCAAGAGCGCGCCGGGAATCTTCTCGAACGAGGTGACGTAGTACGGGTGGCGCTGCTGGGGGGTCGGGTTGATCTGGCACTTGATGACCCACCTGTCGACGAGCCACGCCGTGACGACGTACTCCTGCAGGGGGTCGGCGATGTCGGTCTCCGTCATGCCCCAGTCGCGGAGCACCTGCCCGGAGACGGACCCGGAGTACTCGGCGGTGTCGATGAGGTTGATCGACGTCCTCGGCCAGCGCTCGCGGTCTTCGAGCTCCGCTCGCTGCGTGTCGAGAGTGTCGAACCAGTCGCGGAACCCGCCGTTGTGGAAGCGCCCAAGGATCTCGTCGATGGCGGCGTCGTTGAAGCCGGGCAGGCCCTTGCAGGCGAGGAGGTCGGCGCGGGTGAGCCGGATGCGCTCGATGAACTGCGCCTCGTTGACCGTGCTCGCGCCCGGCGACCAGTAGAGATCGAACGGGCTGACGCGGTACCAGAACATCTTGGGGATGCTGCGCATCTGAGCGGTTCCATCCACCCAAGTGAGCTGCTGCACCTTGCGAACTACCGGTCCCTTGATGGCCGCGAAGGGGAAGATCGGCAGGTCGATGAGGAACTCGCCGAACGCTTCGTAGAAGCCGCCCTCGATCAGGAAGTCGTCCAGCTTGTCGCTGGCCTTAGCCGCCTCTTCCTTCGCCTGCTTCTTGGCGGCCTTCTCGGCGGCCTCGCGCAGCATCTTCACGCGGTCCGCGATCATCTGCTCGTCCAGAGGCTGGCCGCTCTGCTGGAGCGTGGCCACCTCGATCTTGACGAGCTCGTTGATCGCCTGATCGATGTTCTCGGGTGTCTTCGGGTCGGGGGTGGGCTCGATGTCCCAAGGACGCTCCGAGCCAAGGTACACGTCACGGAGCAGCGCGGAGGCCCCCCGGCACTTCGTCGCAGTCAGGCGGGCGTAGACCGTGCTGCCGCCGAACTTCCGAATCTCCTGCATCTTGTCCGCTGAATATTTGCCCTTGAACGTGCGAAGCGCGTCGAGGAGCCGCTCGCCTATGCCCTCGGTGTTGCGGAAGTTCCGCATCTCCTGCATGTGCGCACGAATGTGGCCAGCGAGCTGGCTCATCACGACGTCGGGCTCGGTGGGCCTCGACGCTTCGAGCGCCATGCGGTCCTGCTGCTGCAGCTGCGCAGGCGAGACGACTCGAAGAATACCGCCCGGCTTGTTTGGAACGGAGCCAGCGACGGACGCGGTCGGCTGCATCGGCTGGTCGAAGGCCATCGTGAACCCCGGGTTGACTTGCGCGGATTTTGAGGTTAAGCGATCATGGTGTCAAATCCTACCACAGGCTATCAGAATGGCAGGCCGTGAAGCTCGTCTGAAGAAGACGAAGACTGACGAGCACGCGGTAACGGTCCCCGGGACTGAAACCGCGCTCGACTTGAGCTCCCTCTCAGCCCATGTGGCCATGGAATTGGCAGCACAGCTGTCAGACGCTCCAGCCATCCGCGAGCGATACGGCATCTCCGAGGACCAGTGGCTGGTCCTGTCGCGCACTCCCATCTTCAGGGAGATGCTGAAGGAGGCCATCGTCAAGCTGCGCGGGGACCTGAACTCCGGCAAGCGGATCACGCTGAAGTCGGAAGTCGCCCTCGAAGACTCGATCCCCGTCCTCTACAACCTCGCCCATGACGCCGACATCCGGGCGGAAGCTCGCATCGAGGCGATCAAGACCATGGCGCAGCTGTCTGGAAGGAACTCGAAGGAGGGCCAGCAGGCAGCGGGCGGGTCTGGGTTCAACATCGCGATCCAGATCAACACCGGTGAGGAGCAGAAGACCGTGAATGTTTCCAGCGCCGCGATTGAGAACCTCCCGTGAACAAGCAGGTCGTCTTCACGAGCCCGCCGACAGTCGGGAAGTTCATGCTCTCGGACGGCTTCACCCGCCTGATCATTGGCCCGGTCGGATCGGGGAAATCTGTGGGATGCATCATGGAACTGCTCCGCAGGGCCAGAGAGCAGGCTCCGAACTCGCGAGGTGTCCGGCACACGCGCTTCGCCGTGATCAGAAACACCCTGCAGCAGCTGCGCCAGACCTGCTTGGCCGACATCCAGCTCTGGATCGGTCCCATCGCCCCGTTCAGGGTGACCGACCAGACAGTGCAGATCCGCTGCGACTTGCCTGACGGCACGAAGGTGGAGAGCGACTGGATGCTGATCCCTCTCGACACGAAAGAGGACCAGCAGCGCCTCCTGTCGCTCAACCTGACCGGCGCGTGGATGTCCGAGTTCCGCGAGATCCCGACCACCATCGTGGACGCGCTGTCCGGCCGTGTCGGCCGCTGGCCCGCCAAGGCGATTGCCCCGCTGACGTGGCACGGGCTGATCGGCGAGTCCAACCCTCCGGACGAAGACTCGGAGTGGTACACGAAGCTGGAGATCGACACCCCGCCCGACTGGCGCATCTTCAAGCAGCCGGGCGGCATGGACCCGCTCGCTGAGAATCGCGCGAACCTGCCCGACGACTACTACGAGAACCTCGTAGCGAACAACAGCCCGGACTGGGTCGACGTGCACGTGCACGCGAAGTACGGCAAGAGCCTCAGCGGACAGGCCGTGTTCCGGGCCTCGTTCCGCCCTGACTGGCACGTCACGTACAACTCTCTGCAGCCGGTGCCGTCCTACCCGCTGATGATCGCGCAGGACTTCGGACGCACGCCCGCGTGCCTGATCACGCAGGTCGACACGCGCGGCCGACTGCTGGTGATGAACGAGTGCATCAGCGTGGACATGGGACTCGAACAGTTCGTGGTCTCGGCGCTCAAGCCCAAGCTCTTCTCGATGTACCCGGGCATGCGCTCGTTCATGATCGCCGACCCGGCCGGCAGGCAGAAGTCGCAGATGAACGAGGAGTCGCTCTTCGACGGCCTGAAGAGGCTGGGAATCAAGGCGTACCCGGCCCCCACGAACGACCTCGATCCGCGCCTGCGCTCGGTGGAGCAGCTCTTCCTGCGCTCCATCGACGGCGGTCCTGCGGTCCTCATCGACGGTGGCAACTGCCCCAACTTGGTTCAGGCCCTGAAGTACCACTACCGGTACAAGCGCAAGCAGAACCACGAGCTTGACGACAAGCCGGAGAAAAGCCACCCGTGGTCGGACCTTGCCGACGCACTGCAGTACGCTTCTCTCGGCGCCAACGGCAACTACGCAAGTCGCGTAGTGATGCAGGACCAGCCTATCGTCAGAAGGCCCCGCCCCACTGCCGCAGGGTGGACCTGACCTACCTGTAGTGGTCGGCCACCCACGGGCTCTCGACGAGGGCCTTCGGGGACCATGGATCAGTCTGGCCCGGGAAGAACACGAGGCACGCATTCTTGTGCAGATGCGCGCGGCCGTGGTCGTTGAAGTCGGTGCGCCACGAGTAGACGCCTTCCTTCTTCGTGAACTCGGCCTCGTTGGGCAGTCGCATCGCGATCCACGCCTGATCGCTGCCGTTGAAGCCGCGCTGCATGGTCAGCTTCGGAGTGAGCTCGGGCTCGAACTCCTCCCAGATGCAGGCCCGCGCGCCGGCGTTCATCATCCACAGGCTGCCGTTGTACCGCGTCGTGCGGTGCGGGTCGCCCCAGATGATGAAGTCCTCCTTGCGCGTGAGGATATGGTCGATGTTGCCCGTCACGACCACGTCGAGATCCATCGACACGAAGCGGTCGCCGATGACGGAGCCCATCTCGCGCGAGAACGCCTTCAGGCGCCGATAGCACGCGGGATTCACCCCGCCGTGCGGGCTCGGAACCTCGGCGTAGTCGGGCCACAGCGGGATGATGCGCACGCCGCTGTCGATGCCGCGCCAGTCGTCGGTGATGCACACCAGCTCGTAGGGCACCGTCACGTTGCGCTCCAGCATGCGCTTGAACGTGTTGACGTGGACCGCCTCGAACTTGGTCCGGTAGTCGCGCGGGGAAACCCACTTCCAGCAGACGATGCGAATCACAGCGTTCTCTCCCACTCGGCACGGATCGGATTCAGTGACCTCATGTCGCCGGTCTTGCGCTTGCGGTCGAACACTTCGCGGTACTTCTTGGACCACTCGTCGCGATCCAAGTCCGTCGTGTCGGCATCGGGGATCATGGGAGAAAGATCGCGTGCGCGGCGCCCGTAGCCAACAAGCACGACGTCTTTCATGTGGCGCGGCGGCGCGATCACCGACAGCTGTCTGGTGAACTCTCCGTCTCCACCGTACCCGCCACCATACCCGCCGGTGAGGTCGAGGTCGTAACCGCCTATCTGCCAGTACGCGGAGAACTGCACGAGGAACGTGTTGGGATGCACCTTGCGCTGCGTGAAGTCGGGCCAGAACGTGCGCTCCATCGTGTAGTGAAAGCCCGGCTGCAGGTCCTTCTCCATCATCGTCTGCGCCATCTCCGGCGTCAGCATGATGTCGATGTCGCTCATGAACAGCCAGTAGTTCTCGGTCGAATTGCATGCCACCAGCGCGCCGAGATTGCGCGCCTGATGCATGTTCCACGGCAGCCGCTCCTTGAAGCGGTACACGCGCTTGGGAACGCTGCACTCTTTCATGATCGGTGCCGCAGGAACCTTCGAGCAGTCATCGACGACGATGATCCGCACGTGGTCGCGCAACGCGCCGGCGTACCTGTTCCAGTTCTCGACCTGCATTTCCAGCATGGTCGGGTTGTCGTAGTACGGATAGATCATTCTCACCGGCTGCATGGCTACCCCTTCAGGAAATCTTTGTAGGAGACGTTGGGGAACGCAGTCATCGCCGTGTCCCCGACGCTGTACGCGCGGATCCCAGCGGCATCCAACTGCTTCTGCACATGGAGCATCTGCAGGTTCCAGTCCCTGTAATTCCCCGGTTTCGTCGCACCGCCGGGAGCCCACGGGTACTCGTCGTACCAGTAGGACCTGTCGCCCTTCTTCATGTCGAAGCCGAGCAGCCAGAGGACCTTGGGCTTCTTCTGGTACGCGTAGTTGATCGCGCAGACGCCCGAGTTCATCCCGCAGAGCTCGCCCGGAGTGACCGACAGTCGCGAGTCTCGATGCGGACACTTGAACCACGAGACCCACTTGTCCTTGTAGCCCTTCTTGTTGATCCCCTCGCGCATCCAGAACTCGGTCAGGTCGTACTTCTCGCGCGCGTAGAGCAGCTCTTCCTGCCGCCCCTCCCACCACCTGCGGTCCATGGTGAGCCCGACGTCGCACTTCACGCGTACGCACGAGTCGTTGACGCCGATGAGAAACCCGCGCTCATGCAGCCAGCGAGGATCGCACTCCAGCACGCTGGGTCCACCAGCGAGAACTATCGCTTCCATAGCATCCTCTTGAATTTGGCAGCCTCGTAGATGGGAAGCCCTGTGCCGAAGCAGCTCAGCGCCATGTTCTGGTACCTGTGACGCACGTCGAAGATCTTCGTTTCCGCTCCAGCAACGTAGTTGAGGTACTCCTCCGGCGAGTAGTGGAAGCAGTAGCTGGCCAAGCTGATGCACAGCGAGTTCGGCTCCACAGTCTTCTTCTTCGCACTGTCCGGAGACAGGAACACAGCTCTCTCCACGCCGTTCCTGTGTAGAAAGCTCCACGCAACATTGGCGTTGCTGAACGTCTTGTTGTGCTTGACCACGGTCGGCGCGTCATTCGCGCCATCCACCACGGTGAACGTGCACCCACGGTAGTGCTCGTTGAGCAGGATGCTGATGCCGCTGAGCCCGCCGCCGATGTCGACCACGTTCTTGCACTTCGCCGGCAGGTGCGGAAGCATGTTCAGGTACTGCCTCCATACGGACTCGCGGTACACCTCTTCCCAGTTGGCGCGCCCCAGCCGTAACGCGTCGCTGACCCTGCCGTGCTGAACCACCAAGTACTCGAACGCTTCGTCGCTGATCTTGATGTCCGGCCTCACTTCCACTTGAGCACCATGTCCGAGTGGATCTTCGTGACGAGCTCGTACCGCCGCTCGGAGGCCCAGCGCAGGTACTGCTTCTCGGTGTCGGACTTGAACTCCAGCACGAGCAGCGGCCTGAATGCCTCGATGGTGCGCGTCGCTCCCTCCAGTGCCTCGATCTCGTGTCCCTCGATGTCGAGGTAGATGAGGTCGCAGCGGGGCAGGTCGAGGTAGTCGATGGTCAGCGTCTCGACCTCGTCGTCGCCCTTGGGGTAGATCTTGCTGCAGCCGCCGGTCTTGTACGACACGCGCAGCGGGTCGAAATTGCGCCCCAGCGCCGCGTTGTAGGTGATCACGCCCGGCAGGTGCGCGGTGTTGGCCACCAGATACGGATACATCTCCTTGGTGGGCTCGAACGTGTAGACACGCTCGAAGAACTTCGCCATGCGCGCGGGCCACATGCCGACCATGCCACCGGCCTGCACCGCGATCCCCTTGGTCGGGATGTAGGGCAGGAGTGTGTCTATGTCGGTGACCTTGCGTATCATCGTGCGATACACGCCGTCGGGCTCCTGCGGAGGCCAGTACATCCCGAACTCTTTCCGCCGTTCATCTACGATCATGGATTGGGCTCCAGCTCGCCTGTGTTCCTGTCGATCTCGCGCTTCTCGACGTAGTTGCCGATGTCCTCGCGCCGCCAGAACATCCCCACGTGCCCCAAGTCGACGGCGTGCAGTCCACCACGGTGCAGCCTGTCGGCCAGACACGTCGCAGTGGGACCGACGCAGAGAATCACCCGCCTGCCGAGTTTCATGCACGCGTCGTAGAGCCTGTCGATCTCGGAGTACGCGTCGCGGTACGGACACTCGACCCACTCGACGTCGATGGCTCCGTACTCGATCAGCAGGTCCTTGTTCAGGCTCCTGCGACCGTTGGCCACGAGAGTGACGGGCTGCTCGGTCCAGAGCCTTTCCATCGTGTCGAAGAACTGCGGGGTGTTGATCCACGGCGCGTTGTCGGGCCGCGAGATGAACGCCGAGTAGTACTTCTTCTTGGAGCTGAGGTGCCGCGCGAATCGCGGGCCGTACGAGACCCACGCCGCGTTCTTCGGGTTGCGCTCGTCGAGCCTCGGGATGGCCACCAGCAGGGTCTTGCTGTTGCTGAACAGGATGTCCCGCATCTCGCAGGCCAGTTTCGCGTCGGGCTTCTGGCTGACGCACGGCTTGTTCTCGATGAGCTTGAACTCACCGTCGCCGTAGCGGGCGATGCTGTTCCCGTCGAGGACGAGACGTAGTGTCTCGACCTCATCGACAACTTGAGGGTACTCCACTAGACTCTCCTCGTCAGACCGAGTTAGGCCCGCTTCGTGCGGGCCATTTTTTCTGCCGACTCAACGGGCACCGAGACGATGTACGCATCGATGGCCCGGCGGAGAATCTCGGACACGGTCATCCCAGTCGAGCGCGAGTGGCGGCGGAGGAACTCCTCCTGCCGCCGTGTCACGATGACGTGGACTCGCGCCCCTTCAAGCGGGATTCGTGCCATCTTCTTCTGCCTGTGCCGAGACCAAGAACGCGAGCCGGAACGAGCGAGAGAGCAGCCCTGACAGCTGCGGACCGGACTCCACATTCTCGTACTTGCTCAGCTCGTACGCAACCAGACACGCAGCCACGTCGCGCTCGGTGACGTGCTTGCCGAGGATGGCGGTCCACATGTTGGCCGCCAAGATGTAGTTGGCCGGCTCTTCCTCGTCGACCTCTTCCTCCTCCTCCTCCTCCTCCTCCTCGTCCTCGGGGCCTTCTTCCCAGTGCGGCTCGTCTACGCCGAGGTCCAGTTCGAGCTGCTCCCTGATCTCGTTCACCTTGCTCTCGGTCTTGGGCTCCTCGCCGAAGCCCGGCTCGGCGTACACCACGTGGCCGGGGAACGCCTTGCTGTCCGCGCTGAACGGAAGGTCGCCGTACTTGCCCTTGGCTGTGTTGCTCATGCCTGCTTCCTCGTGTCGTGGTAGTACAGATCGTAGGTCGAAGCGAATGACATCTTGGCGACGCCGGGCTCCAAGAACCTCAGCGGGTACCTGTGCTTGAGCGCGAGCGCGCGATCACGCAGGTCCTTGGGGTCCGCGAACTCAGTCCCGCCACCGGGCATGTTCGCATCCGCCTCGATGAACAGCGCCATCCAGTCGGCCATGTCGCAGCCCGGCGTCTTGAGCACGGGCAGGCCGAACCGCTCGCGGAACTGGAAGTCGAGCCGCTTCTCCAGCGCACGCCAGTCGGGCAGCGAGCTCTTGAACGGCGCCGGCACGTCGGAGAGGTATG